TGTTTCCATCAGCTACCCATTCTAGGATAGCAGCGTAATGGCGGTTTGCTGGGTCTATAGGAACAGCTAAATTTGCACCATCAATAGTCGCCAATATGCAGATATTATTGCCATCATCGTCTTGAGTATACTGTGCGCTGGTAATATTTACATCATTCATCATTATAACTCCGCATCAAAAGCAAACTGGTTAGCCGAAGAGTCGGTAGAAGTGCCTCCAGTAATTCCAGTGTCGCCACCAGAAATTCCGCTAAATGTTCCTACTCTCAAGTTTGAGCCGTGTAGATTGTATTGCGCCGAACTAATGCTTGGCGTACTGTCAGAGTCTCTGTTAGCTATTCCAAACTCATAAATTCTGATAGCCGTGTTAGGGTCAACTATTGAAGCGGTTGGGTTTGCTCTTTTAGCAACCTGAAACTTCAAGCCTACCCAAAACTCTGTAGAACTATTTGCTTTTGCTGGCGCACCCGCGCCAGTCATTTCAAAATACCTCTGACACCTTGCAAGCTCATCACCAAATGACCGATGCTCAAAGGGCGTAACTTCTGTGCCTACTTCTAGCTGGCAACCTGTGAGATACCATTCGTTACTAGCACTATCCATAAAATTTACTTGATTAGAAGTAGCCCCATAATTTGCTGTTGCTATCCATGTGTCAGCAGCTACATGATCACTTGATCCACATGCTAACCACCAAAGAACTCTAAGACCATCTGTAGTTGTACTAGTGATAGCTCCTGCGGTAAGTCCCGGAAAAGTTAAAGTTTTCTTTTCCCAAGTATTTGCAGAAGATATTGTGTATTCTTTCACATGACCATATTGGTCACTATTACCTGAACCTTGATTTACTTGAAGTTGGCAACAATAAATACCAGTTTTATTCGATCTAACCCAAAAAGATAGTGTTACAGATTTAGCAGATGAACTACCATAAGCAAGATGTTTTAAGTCATTACCTTCGAACTTAGTTCCTATGCCACCGTTTTCACCTCCAGATGGTGTAACAACTGAGTCTGCTTCTACCTTTAAACTGTTCATAAAACCTTCACCAGTAGGCACTGTTGTAGACTGAGTAATTGTAGTATCTAAATTAAATGAAGATCCAATAGGCGTGTGCCATCTATCGACAAGTTGAACAACTCCTGTTCCACCCGAAAACGAAGTGCCACGTTGAGCAACACGCATCGCCCCATTAATTATAACATTTCTGTTCGACAAGGCAGAACTATCATAGACCCTACTTAGTTCAGCTAGTTCAGACTGTCTGCTCATTAGCTTATCTCCAGGACACTAACCGCCACATCACTGCTACTTGCAGTATCAGACGTAACGGTTAACACTTGTCCAGCTTTCATAACGATTTTTCCATCGAGGGGGCTTAACGCAGAATTTGCTGGTATCGGCACACCTTTAATTAAATATATACTGTTAAGTTGCACATCGACTTTTACTTGACTAGCCGTTGTATTTGATAAGTTAACACCAATCATAATCGAAGTGGTACTAGCTGGTGCAGAATATGTGGTGACAGGTGTTGTACCAACATTTGCCACCAACGAATTTGTAAAGGTGTTTGGCATAATTTTCCCCTATGCTACATCATCAAGCAAAGCAGCCACGATGCAAGTAACTGTACTTGTGCTAGATATTGCGTGTACTTCAGCTACGGTGGTGTTTGGAATTTGGATAGACATATCTTGTCCAGCACCTATGTACAAAGCGTCACCAGCTGAAGTTGAAGCTGTGCCACCATCTATAACAATATACACAGCATTTGATGCATCAGTGTTCTTAACGTACAAGAACTTAACTTTATCTGCTGTGTGGATTGCAACTGGCGCAGTGTCATCATCTATCGCTGCATAATCTATAAAATTACCAGCCATTAAATCTGTGCTTGAATTAGATACACTGGTTAGTTTATAGTACCATTTGTCGTTAGCGTCTGCTGGGGCAACAGTAGTTGTGTTTGAAATTACTTTTGCAATCTCATCCGGTAACACTGTAACCTGTGAAACGATTATTGCGTCATCTGCCATTTTTGATTTCCTTATCCTAGAGCAACTGAGTAGACGGTGGCTTGTGCAACCGCATCACCAGCGGCTGTTTGTGCGGCGGCTTCAACAACACTAGCTGCCGCAGCTGTCGCGCTAGCCGCACTTGCGGTAGCGGAATTGGAACTAGCAGTTGCCGAATTACTTGAATTTGTTGCTGCTGTTTCCGAATTTGATTGAGCAGTTTGGCTCAAAACTTTTGCAGCTTCCGATGCCGCCTGTGCAGTTTCAGCACCAGTTTTTGCAGTTTCCGCTGCGGTCTGAGCGGTTGTTGCTGCTTCCGTATCTATAATCAAAGTCCACTTAGCAACATCCGTATTTGTCTTGATTGGCTGAGATCCAGAAGATGTATGTGCTGTAATACAGATATAGAAATTATTGTTGCTTGTGTCCTTTACCAGGTCACGCACACCATAGGTTCGACCAGCTGCCCAGTTGCCCTGGAGCGTTCCTAGTTCCTGAGTAATGTCGATGTTACCTGATGCATCAAAAGCAAAGACTTTATTTGCCCTGGCTGTAGCATCCTCAGTAAATGTAGGATCTGTAATTGTGGTTGTCTTAGAACCTTTAACAGACCTGTTTAATTCTTCTTGATGCTGTTGCACCATAAACGTCAGTTTATCTAACTGGTCTTCAAAACTTGCAGCAGGGAAAGGATCGTTAGCAACAAGATCTAAGCCTTGCGTTAAAGGCTGCTCACGAATAATTGTTAAACTTTCACCACTAGCTGGCGCAGTACCCATAGTAACATTACCACCACTAGCACTACCTACACCGCTTACAGTGTAGTTTGTAGAAATGCTTTGTGTAGTCTCACCACCACTTGCATTACGTAAAATAACAGTAAGATCATCTTGATCAAAGACCTTAAAGCCGTAAGCAAAAACTGTTGTTGAGCCATTGCCGTTATAGCTTACTTTGTTTGTTGCGCTACTAACTGTCATGTTGCATCCTTTGCTTAAAACCTTTTATCACATATTTATTTGTTTGAACAGTCATCTAAATCCACCACCTGTAGCCACAACACTTGATGGTGGTATAAAAAACTCTTGATCGTTCTCTCGTTTTATTCTGCGTTCCATGCGTGATAAATAACCTGGATTTATGCTTTCTTGTAATTGATACCATATCATATAATCTAATGTTTGCTGAGTATAGAAAAGATTAGCTAAAGGTGTAATGCTTTTTATTAACCTTACTAAGTCACCGCGCACATCCTCATCACCAATTAAAGCCTGATCTCTAGCTCTCATCAAAAGATCTAAAGCGTCAAAAGCCGTATTTATACCTGGGCCAATAGCTGTCTCTAGCGCACCACCACCAAATCTATTTGCTTGTCCAAACAAAAAATCACCATAAATACCAAGTCCACCACCTTGCATAGCAGCAGCTAAGAAAGTTCTAGCGTCAGGCGGTCTAGGTTCTCTGCCCTTCATTACCTCTTTTGCTTGCAAAACCATGTATCCAAGAGCTGTAGTACCTACCACTGTGTTAACCAATCCAGCATTAGCGCCTAAACCCCTACTAAATATTTCACGCTTTTGTTTAATCCCAGTGCCGTAAGTATGCCGCCCTAAGTTTTTAGTAATACCTAAAACTCCAAATGATTTAAATTGACCAACAAAACGTATTGCCTCACCAGCAGCCGTACCAGGGCGATAACCTTGCCTTAATATAGCTCTTTCTCGTGCGCCAGGAGAGGGAACAGAAAACTCTGCTTCGTTTACTAACAAGTTAAAAACATTTTCTCTTACAGATTGATCTGGTATTTCTCCAGGCACTATATATTCTTTACCATCTGGACCTTTTTTGACACCTTTTCTAACAGCTTCCCATTTTTTACCGTCTATCTCATAAAGGCCCAACAGTCTTTGCATGTCTGGCGGTAAATTATCAAAACTTTTGCTAGCCTCTCTTGCTAAATCATTTGAAATCATCAAAGTAATTCCACGTTTGTTTGCTTCTGTCCAAGGTTGCAAAAGGTTTAGCTTAAAAAATGCGTTTAAATACTTTGAAGTTTTGCCAGGAATATCGTCAGATGCGTTAAATCTTGACATAAAATCACCCAACTGACTTTGAAATCCAACGCCAAGCCTATCAGCAAAGTCTCGCATCTCCTTGCCACTCATACCTTTAAATAGCGCGTTAAAGCTATCGCCCCAAGCGTCCATTAAACTGCGACCTTGGTACATTCTGTTTGAAGCCATAAACGCTACGTCACTAAAAGCAGAAACAGCAGCACCGCCGAGTTTTGCCATAGTCTGCACAGCCCTATATCCGTGCATCCATCTAGCCAGTGGCGTGTGTGATCCTATGTTAATATCACCAGTAACCTCTTTAAGCATAGAATCAAAATTAACTATAGAACCTTCGCGTTTAAGATCTTTAACTTTCTTTGGATTGCTTCTGTGTTTTTGTAAAAGTTTTTTCTGCACACGCTCAAACATTGCTTCTGGATTTGTGCCAAGCTGTTCCATAAGAGCTGTAGATCTAATTGATGATTGCAAGTCTTGCACAAAACTTTCTCGCAAAGAACCGCGACCAAAACTTTGATTATACTTATACCATTCATCAGGATCTTTAAAAGTAAACACAGCGCTTTCGCTACGTGCTTTTGCTATATTTTTTGGCCCTGTAAAAGCCCTACCAACTTCAGTTCTATCTGTTGCTATTCTTACGCCAGTCGTAATTGCCTCATAAGACCTTGCAAGAAAAGCTCTTTTTAAAGCGTCATCCGCATTTACTAAATCACCGTTTGCAGTTTTAGACCAATTTAACCTGTCAGTTTCCATCATGTAGTCAACCCAGCCCTGTTTACCTAAAGCTGTCATTTTCCCAGGATCGTGGCTAGTCCTAACTACTCTGCCCTCTTTTAAACGTATGTATGCGCCAGCTTGATTTTCTCTTTTAAGAGCAGACCTTTGATATTTAAACATTATTTCAGCAATATCTTTTGCATCTTTAGAAGTTACTTTAGCTTCCGCATCTGTTTTTGGATTTTTAGTGTTTAAGTTTCCTAACGCACGAGTGACCTGTAGTTCAAAATCTTTACTCATCTTGTTAAATTTTGTTAACAAATTTTTTCGATTTAAATTACTAATAAGACCGCCAAATATTTCCCCACCTATTGAGTTCATTAAACTATCAACAGATCTTTGCGCTCCCTCAAATGGCGAATTAACACCAACTAACAAAGCCTCAAGTGCTAAAGAAGGGTTTTCTACAAGCTCATCTGCTTTGTTTGCCAAATCAAGTATTTTTTGTTCTACAAGAATATTTTTGTATCTATTTCTGCGCTCAAGTTTTTTAGAAAGCTCTGCTTCTTTTATTAAATAAGCACCACGCTCAAATATGTCATCTTCAACAGCGCTTAAGCCACTTTCAGCTTTTCGTTTTGTTTTAACGTCTTGCAATTCTTTTATGATTTGCTCAAGCGTTTCATCGTTGAGCCGACCATTATTTGCATCATCAATAAGTTTTAAACAATCAACCATTACGCCCTCGACATACAAATTGTTCCAGTTCTTACTAGCTCCACATACGCATCATACGTTTCTTCAGCTCTAGCAATTTCTGCTTCAACTTCATCAAGCTCTTTCGCGGTAAGCTGATTAGCATTTTGATATTGTTTAATAATTTCTTCATTTCTCTGCACCTCCGCATCAAAATTATACTCATCATCTATTGTATCTAAAGCATCGTCAAATTTTTGTGCGGCTTCAAAATCTCCAGCGATGTCATTTTTAGGATCTAAGGCATATCTAGCATAATATTCAGCTTCGAGATCTTCTAATTGGTGACTTATGTTTGCATGAGCTTCGTCAACATCTTCGCCAGTTCTAGACATTCTATCTGCTATAATAGCTATTTCTTCATCCGTGTGCTTTACACCAAGATAATCCAGTTGTTGCTTAATACCTTTTCTGTTTGCTATTTCCGCTTGATAAATACCTTTACCTATAACAAAAGCTTCCCAATCAGCAGCCTGATTTTGATCAGCAGCAGTAAAATGATACCTATCGCCTCTATCTTCATCTCGTATTTTTTCTAACAAATCATTTCTAGCAGAAGTCGTATCTATGTTTGGGTCAATATATCCCTCTTCTTGCGCTCTCATTGTCATATCATCAAGAGATCTACCATCGGGATTGCTTACACGACTTACATAATTTCCACGTTTATCATAATAACCTTTTGCACCTTTTATATCCATAGATTTAAGTTCACCTCTAGACGTAGGATCATTGTCGTTAATACCGCCTTGACGTCTTATGAACTCTAATAAATTTTCTGGTTTTTGAACATGCCTTGGCATTACAGGTGTAACATCTATAGCGCTATCGTTTAAAAACTGGCGCAATGCTATAGCCCCAACCTTTTCACCCCCAAGCGCTTTATGTGTTTTTGCAGAGTTTTTCTTTTGCTTGGTAATCTGCAAATCTAATTGTTGCTGATCAACCTCTACATCAGGCATGTCTTTTAATTGAGCTGGCAAAGCATCATCTGCCAATCCAACATCTCTTGCTACAGAAGCTGGATTTACCTTTTGTCTGCCAAACACACCAGCAATAGTTCCCAAACCACCGCCAAGAAATGTTCCTACACCTACGTTAAGCAAAGCCTCACCCATTGTGTAATCTAGTTGTTGCTGTCGAGACAGTCCATAATACAAAGGCTCTGTTACAACAGAACCAGCAAAACCTTCTCCTGCACCAATAGCTGTTCTACCTTTAATTTTACCAAACCTAGCCATAGCTTTAGCTCTAGTTGATAAACCAAAATACGGAATAAAAGCAGCTCCAATTTCTATAGGATCTGTGGCAGCAGCAACTAAACTACCTCCAAACAGCGCTGAATAACCAGCAACTCCATTCAATCCTTTTTGTATAATAGCGTTTCTTGCTATTTCTGCTCGTTTGTTCTTTACAAGAAGCTCTGCTCCTTCACGAGACATTGGCTCGTCAAATTCTATGTAATCCCCATATTCTTCGTTAAGTGCAAATTCACTAATCAACCTACCATCTTCAAGCATTTTTATTACGTCACCTTGTAAAGTAACAAAAGGATCTTCGGCTAAATCATTAAGTTCTGTTCTTAACTGCTCTGCTCTTACATCGTCAGTTTCAATTATAAGATCGTCTTGCAATCTTTTTACTTTTTCAAGACGCTGATTGTTTTTTTCAAAAAGATTAGCTCTTTCTTCTGGGTTAAGTTGATCTAGAGTATCGCTTTGCAATTTAAGACTTGTTTTAGCTAAATCGAAAACAGTAGGAGCGTCTTTTGCCTGTCTGTACACCTCTCCAGCAGTTACAGATAAATCCGCAAAACCTGTAGCCCTAATAACAGCGCTATCTTGCTTTAACGGTCTAGGACGCATTACTTTCTCTCTTTCTGTCTTATTGTATTGTCAAGCCCTGGAAACTCAGATCCAACAGGAGCTGTACCCATAGAGCCGTAACCAGTACCAGTGTAAACAGGCCCACTCTGTATTTTAAAGCCTGTTGCAAATTGCGATAATCCTTTTGGTGCTAGAGCAAACTTAGAATCTCTAAGTTTTGTAAAATCCATGTTTTCTAAATCTTTAAATTTTATTTCAAGAACTCCCCCAGGCATTGCAGGGTTATCTCCCATAATATTAGCTGGGATAAATGTACCATTAAGATTGTAGTGAAGGATAAGGCCATCTCCAGTTCCATTGTTTAACCACATGCCTGTAGTTCTTAAAGAAGCCTCACTTACTTCTGATTCCTCTAACAAATCAAGATTTGGCGCTGACAATGGTGCAAGATTAAATCTTTTAAGAATATCACTACTTAAAATTTCTTGTGCTGCGTCTTCTATTTTTTTGTTATCTATTCCCTTTGGCACTATGTACTGTTGATTTTTTGTAATATTAACCTCACCAGCAAAAATACTTTCTACAGATTTTTCAACAGCATCAGTAACATTCATGCCTTGCGAAGTGTAATAAAGGGAAAGCTTTTCAACCATTTCGTATTGTTCGTTAAATAATCTTTTTGTTGCCGCCCCATCACCGCCAGCAAGCAAAGCAGCGTTATAGTTTTGTACCTTTGGCAAATTAACTATTGTTTGCGCTACACCTGTAACGCCAGCCGTAACAGAAGTTGGCTGTCCTTTTTTAAGTTCTTCAACAGAAAGGTTTTTTATAGATAATAAGTCACTAGCAACTATGGCATTATCCATATACGCAGCTTGAATATATGCTTTGTCTAATCCTTTACGCCGCAAATTTTCTAAAATTAAACCGCTATTCTCAGGGCCAACTTCTTCGATAATAGATTTTAAATATGTAAAAGACGCATCTACGCCAGTCAATTCTTGATCAGTTATATTTGCAACAATCTGATTTGCTTCAGACTCCGACAACACAGGAACAAAATCCAAATCATTTAAACTTTGTATAATTCTACCAGAGTTTATTCTTTCCTGTATTCCACTTGTGCCTTGCTGCATAGCTTGCACGGAAAGATCAACTGGTTTAATATTTACACCGTCCATCCTAACAGATTGAGCAAAACCTATAGGATCTCCTTGAACAGACATTGCTTGCCGCAAATTTGTTTCAAAAGTTTCTACTAAAGCAAAAGCTTTTTCTTCTAAATCCGTATCAATTCCTTCAAGACCTTGACCTTTCATTCCTTTGCTAAACTGATTTTTTATAGCAGAAATGTTTGTTGAGCTGTTTTGACCAAGATTTGCTTTAATACCAAGTTCCTTTGTTAAATCATTTAGAAACAAAAGATCATCATATGTTTTTTGTAGTTTAACGCCTTCCTCATTACTAAGACTTTGAGATATACTGGAAATTTCATTTGCTAAGTCATTCATTGCTTCGTTTGATTGTATATTGCCTTTTGATACCTGGTCTAAACGAACAGTCATTTGATTTGACAACTCAGAAGAATAATTTTTAGCTACCTTTTGTGCGTTTTGTTCTGCAAGACTTGGCCCCTCAATAAAATTTTGCGTTCCCCCAACAGACTTTAATACTTGCGCTTGATCATCAGGATCTAGCATTTGAAGCAAACCATACACATAAGCAGCTTCGTTAGAGCTAAGAGAGGTTTTACCCTCTCCTCTAGGGTCAAGAGAGTCGGCGGTTACACCATCACGTAATGCTATTCTAATTTCATCAATAAAAGCAATTCCACTAGGCGCATTGTCTGCATTCTTTTCTAACGCCCTGTAAGTAGCGCGTTTAATCATTTCTCTTTGCTGTTCGCTTAAAACATCTAGGTTCCCAGCCCTTATCTGTGCAAGCTTTTGAGTATCCTGCACGACATCTTTAAGAACAAAACTAATCTGAGAAAGATCTAAACTGTTTGCTATTTGATCTTCTGCGTCTTGTAGCTTTCGAGAACGGTTTTGTGACGCTGCTATTTCCACCCTGCGATCAACAGCATCTCGCAAAGCAAATCTGTTTTGCAACTCAAGGTTTCCAAAACGACTGTTAAACTGTTGTATAGCGTACCTGTCTTTACCTACTTTTTTTAACAAATCCCTTTTAAGCTGATCTGTTTCCCTGTTCCAAATGGGATTGTCACCATCAAGAATATTGTTGTAGTCAGGATCTTTTTCTAACTCTTTACGTCTTTCACGCAAAGCTTCCTGCCCATCGAGCAAGGCTTCGTTTAGATTGTTTTCAGTTTGTATTTTGTATCTTGTTTGAGCATAATCACCTGCTGCTTGCAATGCAGCTTGCATTGGTTTTGCTTTATCCAACTCAGCTTGCGCCATAGCTGTCGGTGACTGTCTTGCCCTAATCTGTCTGCCTGGAGCTTCTCTAGTTACGGTTGCTTGTGCTGTATATACTGGTATCTTCATTAATCATCACCGCCTATTAAACCTGTTTCATAAGCTGTTTTTGCAGCACCGCCGAACCCAGACATAAGTGCAGCAGTACCAGAAGCTCTAGCGCTAGCAGCAGCCATGCCTCCCTCCATACGAGATAGCTCTGCGTTAAGCCTAGCCTCTTCCTGCGCATCACTAATCTGTAAGTTTGAAATTTCATTGTTAAATTTATTAACGGACTGCTCATAATCAAATTCACGAGCATTTTGCCTAAGAACAGTCATAGGTGTGCCTTGGCTCATGTCAAACCCTGCATATCCTGTGCTTGCTCTAAGTGTACCCTGTACCTGTCCTTCAAATGCGCTTGCGGCTCTTTCGCTATCAATAGCAAACTGAGCATTCATTATACCACGCTGGCGCTCAAACAAATCAATGTCACGTTCTATGATAGACGCATTAAACTCTCCAGCACGTAAAGCCGCTGCCGCAGCCTTATCTGATGCTTTCTTACTGCTTATAGCCCCTACGACCTGTACTCCGGTTGATATAAGCGATAAAGGATTACACATAATTCAAACTCACTTATCAAATGTATTCATGCGTGGGTAGAACGCAAGAACGGTCATTGGCAAAGGTTGACCTTGTTTTATAAATACACGATCATCGTCATCAAATCCACCAGGAAACTCTATATCTTTGTCACCAGTAAACATAGGAACCGCAGTGTCCATATCCATAGAGCTATCCCTAAAGAATATCCTATCGACTTCACCGTTGTCATTTCCAACTTCAGCACCCACAGTTTCAAAAAACCTTACAGTAATACTATGAACACGCTTTGGTTTGCCTTGGCTAATACCATCAACAGATCCAGACTCTATACGTAGAGTTTGCATTGTACTGTCAAAACCATATCCAACAGCAGCTTTTGTTGAAGAATAATCTAATGTTATACCACCACCACTAACAGTTTTGTTTGGGTGCGTTGCTCCATTTCCTAAAACTTGCAAAGCTTCGCCCTCAAGATGATATAAACCTGATAATGTCGTTGTAGCCCCACCACTGTAAGATAAACCGCTGTCAACAAAAAATGCTGTTTCTGTGCTGTCACCAAAATCAAATAGTTTTAATTTTTCTATATAACGTTTTGTCACACTATTAATTGTTCTTTTTACAATCATAAACAGCTCATCTTCGCCAGTATCTGTAGGAAGTGTCGTAATGCTCTCAACTACAGCTTGGCCTCCGCTAAAAGCGCCCCCAATAACATGTTTGTGCCAAGCAACAACCTCTTCTTCGCGGCGGTACGTAAGGCCAAGAAGCGTACCATCATTTCTAACGCACCACACAACGCTGTCAGGCTCCTGCTGAAAGGCCATTTGAACTATCCCACCCTCAGTCACATGCTCTGCCAAGATGGTCATGTCAGGCGCTGAGTAGCCCCCTGTGTTAACGTCACCAACAAACTTAAACTCTCGTATTTTTCTTTTACCACGCTGGGCAAACAAGGTAACATCAGCAACTTGCACTGGCTCTATTTGCGCTGTGCCGTAGTTGGAATACTTACGGATAAGTGTCGTTGTCGGTGTAACTGGCCCATCATTTGTAGATGTAAGAACATACTCACCACCAGAAGTTCCAACAGTTAAAACCCTTGTCGCTGATAAAAACCGTATAGCGTTAACTTGATTTGATGCAATCGTATAGATAAGAGCGTCATCATCGTTAGTTCCTACTGTAAAATTATCATAGTCACCATTTTTACTAAAAAATAATGTTTGTGGATTATTGTTTGTATTTCCAAATACAAGCCTTTGCTCAAAAAATGAAACAACACTTGGCCTATTATTAGCACCACTTAAAGCTGGGCTTGGAGATCCTGCAATAGACAGTGTGGCAAATGTCCACGCATTATGATCTGATCTTGTTAAAGTCCGTATATCGTAGGAAGGGTGAACTATGTACATAGTATCAGCCGATTGTGCGAAGCGTAAATCAAACAAATCAGCTTCAGCATAAGGAGAGGCTGTCTCATATATTTCTGTTGCAGTTCCCCCAGATGTAAATGTTGTAAAACTTGTTGTGTTAATTGCGCTGCCAAATAAATCTACAAGCGTAAACGTGTTTGTTGTTGAGTTTGCTACCCGATAGTTACGTCCGTTCAGCTCTGTCATGCCACCAACGCTATCAACAAAGATTTCATCTCCATTACTAAATCCGTGACTATTGCTTGTTAAAACGCCTGGATTAGCTTTAGTGATAGCGGTAATTGTTTTTGCAGAGCTAGTAAGAACTTGCAGATCGTTGCGAAAAACACGCATAATCTGATTACCAAACTCTAAAATGTAAGTGTCAGACGTTTTAAATTGAAACGGTATCAACCTTGTTTTAACAGAACTGCTTTTGACTTCTCCAAGGTATTCTGTGCCTGGCCTACGTGTTACGCCGCCATGAGGCATAACGACCATGTTTGTAAGGTCTGATAATCCCTCACGGTACTTTTCTATATTGGTACGGCCCTCTAGCTTTGGACTAATCTCACCTGCTGTAAAAGAACTAAACGCTGGTGCAGAACGTGCCATTAGAACCTGCTTTCAATAAAGTCACTCGCCTCTAGGCGTTGCGTTGCACCCTCTGTTGCATCGTTAAATCGTGCTTCAGTAATTTTACCTTCATACAATGATGTTTGTATCTGAACCATACTAGTAGAACCTGTAATAGCGTAGCATATCTCAGCAGATAACCTAGCAGCTAACGCTTCTATTAAACTAGCATCGTAAAGCTGTGTATCTGTTACACGCCCAATATATTTAATTTGTGCGCTACCTTCATCAGTAAGAAGCTTGCGGCCCTCTATTACAAACACTGGGCCACCAGAATTATTTGTTATGTTGTCTTGCGGATATGAAAGAGAGCCGTTGCTAAATTCTAACACACGCAAGCAAAAAGGATCTGTTGGTAGTGAATATTGAAATGCATAACCGTATGCTGGAGCTGTTGTCTCTTGAGCTAGACTTGCCCTATTCGTTAAACAGTTCCAAGGGTGCGCTCGAAAAACAGTATCCCTAACCGATTCGTATCTTTGATTAACAACACGCGCCGCTTTACTATTTTCATCTAATGAAGTGATGTTAGAAGCGCCTAGATTGTTTAGCGCAAAGTTTGCAATATCAACTGTACTCGCCATTTTAACCTATCCTGTAAAAGAAGGGGCGGCGAACCGCCCCAACCTAATTAGTCAACTACATACTTGATAGTTACTTCGATACTTCCTGTACCAGCAGCACCACCCATAGTTGCGGTAACAGCAACACCGTCTTCATTAGTGTCTGTCTCTGTACCTGAGCCAAGAGCCAAGGTAGCAAGGATGTCCACTTTCTGAGCAGATGTTGATGCAGCAGCAGCTTTGTATGCAGCAGCAGCAGCGACAACAGCGGTTCCAGCAGCATTAGTGTGCGCAGCATAACCTACTGACAAGGTTGTTGATGAACCCATAGCATCATGTGCTAGTGACCCTTCAAGCAATCTTGCGCCATCTGGTAAAATAAACATCTCAATAACATCACCAGATGCTAAAGAAGCTGCTTCGTAAGTACCGTGAGCTACACGGACTCTACCGCCCAGCTCATTTGCCTTGTTCATCACGGCTGGAATAGCGCGTGTGTTAGTGCGTTGTGTTGAATAAACAGTAGCCATTAGTCAATCTCCTTATTCGTTACAAGCTATTTCTACCACTTTAGATTCTTCCATACGGGTAGAACCAATAGTCTGGCAGTAATAGACTTGAGTTGAGTATGACTTGTCAGCACGTTCATCAATACGTGCGGCTGGCTCTTTGCCAACAGCAAGCTTCAGACCGTCTTGGGCAAACGCGATAACCTGGCGGCTTGTGCCGTCATCGGTCAAACGATTGCTTACGATGAAGTTAAATCCAACAAATGAATTAATTTCACCTTGAGCCAAAGCCTTAACAGTATTGAAGTCGGCTGAAGTCACGGTTGTATTGTTCAACAGATCAGAAATCTGTTTTGGTGAAACAATAATGTGCCGTGGAATAGATGGATCAACACTTGCTGCATCTAGTAGCTCTTTAGCAGATACTAGTTTAGCAATAGTCAAACCAGCAGAACCATGAGCAATCTTTTGCCCAGCAGGTAGTGCTGTTGTTGTTGAACCGTCTTTACCTGTTTGCGATGAACCTAAAGCAGCGCTGATGACAACATCATCCATTGCTCGGCCCATAGCAGCAGCGGCTGCACGACTATAAGTTGAAGTCGGGTCAACGAGTAACCTAACTTTATCGCTGTCATCGATAAGATCAGCATACTCATAGTCTGACATTGTTACCATTCTTCTGGTATGTGGTGTCTCAACTAATGGTGTATCCTGATGTCTTGATGTACGTAGAACAGCAGCAGCTTGCCCTACTTGATCGAAAAAAGCTTTCTCACCATTAACGCTTTCTGTATCCACTGCATTTCGCAGCAAGGAACCCATCTGCTGTGATAGCATTTGGACATTAGCGCTAAACTGGTTTACAAAAGCTGTTGTAATTTGGGTAGACATATCGTCTCTCCTACTCTTGTTTAAGTTTACGATTGCTGCGCTTGGTTATCTCTTACGAGGCCTTGCTGCTACTTAGGGTAGCTACTCCGCTTGACTACAAGCTTACAAGTGGGCCTTTCGGTTATCCACTAGGTATATTCCCGAAGCCGAAGCACTTCATTAACAAAAGTGCCATGCTCTGGATGCATTTTATCCCAATATGGCGTATTGGGCAATGTCATTTCTGTAATTTGTCTTGACGCCTCCTCCGGTGTCATAATTAACTCTGTTGTTTCCCCTGCAAGATTGTCCTCTCCAATCTGTGAAGCAAGGTTAGAAAACATCTTAATAATCTCTGGATGATCACCTAACATACGACCATCAGACAATTGAATGTTATCAAATATCTCTGTGTTACCCAAAAGGTCACGAGCAGCCATTTGTGCAAGCTCTAACCTTTGATCGAACGCTTGACCAAACTCTTCACGCAACTCCTGTTCTGCTGCGTACTTGGCTTCTTCCGCACCCTTTTCGTAACCGCTGTTAACACCATCAACCGTGTTTTTAACAAAAGCCATCATTTGATTTGCTTGATTTGGATTTAATCCAGCGTTTAGAGCATGTTCTCTAAAGGAGTTCATGTATTCATCTGCAAGCGGAGCGTCACCTTCAAACTCATAACCACCTACTTCTGCTGGCGCACCAAGTTTTGTGTAAAGTTCTTTCCACTCATCTGGTGTAGCAGACTTACTTGGTATTGCTATTTTATCAGCGCCAATCATACGTTGTGCATTTACATAGCTTTTTGCTAGTGCGCCTGGGTCTGTAAAAGTACGCAAGCTCGGTTCATTGCGTAACTCTTCTGGTAAGCTTTCTAAAAAGCCAATTGGTGCAGCCTCTGCTACAACAGCTTCTGGTGCAGCTTCTTGAGATCCTGTATCTTGGATTGCCTCTTCGCTCATCTTGGTTCCTTCCCTTCGGTCAGCATTCGGACAATCAGCAATACGGTTGCTCGCTGACCTTCATTAAATGATGTTTCATGTGGATTATCCGAAAATGTGGTTGTCTCAAACCCGAACCTGGATTTAAGATCACTTAATACTTTCTGCCCATCATCCGTATTAAATGTGCGCCTGTATGATAATTTTAACTCTTCTAGTTGTTTCATTACTCTACGTCACCTACAGCCTTAATTAACGGAGCTACCTGCTGCGCTTGCTGCGCTTGCATCATTTGTTGCTCCATAGCTGCTTGCTGCTCTGCCTGTTCTGCCTGTTCATCACGGATACGCGCAACCTCTTCATCACTACGTATAACCCTTGCTGGTATACCTGTAACCTCAACGAGATACTGCACGAGCTTATCACTATCAAGATAGTCCATAACAGGAGCGATTTCTGCAACCTGCATCATTACCTCAAAACCCCGAAGCATAGACTGTAGATCTGTAAGCTTCTGTGCTTTTGCTAGTGGAGAAACGTATTCAATATCAATGTCTTGGCCTTGTAGTTGCTCCGGAGCAGCAGGGAGGAGGCCATTCCGGAGCAGCAGCGCAAAAGACCGCGAGATCAGAGGCCGCAATAACTCTGATTGCAACCTGCCAAGGACAGGCCCGAGAAGCCTCATTTTCTCTTCATTACGCTGCAACACCTCAGTAGCTGTCATGGCTGGGCCTTGTGACATTAGCAACTGATCAACAAAGAAAGCTTCACGTATTGCATTACGCCTTTGCTCTTCCATGTTTAAACCTAGTGGGTTGTTTGCGCCGATCTGCAACGGCTCTAGTCTGTCTCTTGTGCCTGTACGAAAAAAGTTTAACGCACCTGGCGTTGTTCTTACTGGTAATACAAAACCGTCATCCGGAACCATAAGCGGTGGGTCAATTTGTTTTTGAGCAGCACGTATTGTTGTCTCAGACATCTTGTTAACCATCTTAACATCAGGCAGCGCATTCATGGCTGGTGAGCGCCCATAAGTGCTTACGCTGTCTTTATTAAAGCGTGGAACCATAAATGGAAAATCGTCAAAGCCACCTTCTGAAATTAATGCTTTAGAATCAAGGTGATAGTATACAGATGCTACAGGTTTACTTTTTGCAATCTTACCTTTTGATTCGCCTCTTGGATACACGACATGAACCAAGTCATGCTCTTTATGCGGATCATTCTTTAAATCTTTTGCCATCTGTGTTGGCAAGCTGTCCTCACCAAATCGCTGCGATGCAGCACGAGCAGTTATTTTAAACTTACGATATACTGTATCAACAGTACCGTTTGCATCTTCTGCAACTGTGACTTCTGCAATATGCCTCGATGAAAACCGCAACCCTTCCCTGTCACCCTCTACGTAGAAAGCAGCAGTTCCGAACACAACTAGATCATAGTACAGCTCGTGGATTTCCTGCTGAAAGTTAGACCTATTGAACGCTTGATACATTTGATCCATACACAGCTCTAACCACTCATTAGCCATGTCATCATTTTGCAATGATGGATCACGGTATCTCATCGAGAACCAAGGGGTACTAGGAGAAGTGAGCATACCATGCAAAGAGGACGAAAGTAATTCTACAGCGTGTACGGCTGTACCGTCATAAATTAACTCAGTTCTCTTGTCCCCTTGGGTTCTCTTCTTTGTGATGTCAGCTTTACGTGGCAGCATGTAGTCTGCTAATTCTTGCCAATGCTTTTCCCAGTTAGAACGCTGCGTCTGTAACGTTTTAAATCTACGGTCTAATTGTGCAATTAACGGATCTACTTGTGCCATTACATCATTCCCATACTATTCATCATTGAACGTTTCTTTTTCTTTTTATTATTTG